CGCTCATTGAGCGCTGGCCACAACGTCTATCCGATTCCTTTCATGCAAAGGGAACCAATGCCTCAAAAACATTGGTCGGTCAAGCAGGCACCTGTATCGGGCCTCTAGGACATGGATAGTTGTAGAGAGAAATTTACTGACATTAGGAAATTTGAATGAAGGGGATTTCTTAAACAGCGAATGAATAGTCTTTGAGACTCGGTTAACGGAGTATTACAGTGTCCTTGAGGAAAAGGCCACGCGTTTGAAGGCGCAGTATCTCTCCCTGTTAGCCACAACTCCCTATGCCACGGTGTCGAGCATGTTCCGTACTTCCTTGACGGATCCGCAATATTTGTAGCGGTCGTTAGGCGTTTTACCTATTTTACATGACACACCCTCATTCGCCACCCAATCTGAAACCAGTTAATCGGATTTTCTAGAATCTAGGTTCTTCTGATAAGTTCGCCATGAACTTTCGAAAGAGACCTTGCGGTAACCTCCGCCGATTAGCAAATATCTAGCAGCACGCTGGACAGATTGTGGGAAATCAATCAAACTCTTCGGTCGCGTAATAGGCAGACCAGCGCCACCCAACCACCTTGGCACTCGTGGTTTGATCTTTCGAGATCGATACCAATGATCGAGGCACGGGTAAAGGTAAGCGAGGACCCTATTGATCTTCTTAGATGTGGAGACCTTTTAGCCTATCTCAAGGCCATTGAGCAAGGACTCCACCGCGCTTCCTAGGCAAAACCATGATGGGGCATCAGGCTGTGAATCCGGACAGAAGGCATCAGGCTTTTAAGGCTTTATAAGGCCTCGTAAAGGAAAAGCTGATGACCACCGAATTCTGTGTGATGTGAACAAGATGTTACCCTTAGCAGAAGGGTTTCGGTAAACGATATGTTCCGATATCTTGAAGAACTTCTCACAGAAACAGCCACGATCTTTCATGACGTAATGCTTACCAACAGATATCTTTGCACCGATCTTATCAAGAAGACGGTGATATTCGTTGATCACATTTTGTGGCCAGAGTGCACAAAGATCATCACCAAAGATGGCGACATCTCGTCGGCAACGTCGTTGATCCTCCCTTGAGTGAGCCCTTCGGCTCGCTTCCGACACCAAGAATAAGTGCACAAGGCACAGAATTGAAAAGGTCGTCGGCATCCCCATCATGATCCCGCGGGTTGATTCGATCTAGCCACGGGGCTCTTATTACACTTTACCATCCGGACCTTTCGGGCCGCGTTTCTTCGCGGGATATTCCAAATACTATGGTCCCGTAACAAGACGGGTAACCAATGGAATCCATTCGGGTAAAGTTTCCGTAAAAGGATCAAGAGCTCCAGCCAATAGGGCATGGCATAACTCTTATGGAAGGAGGTCTGACGCTGCTGTCAGATCTGAAGATAGAACCTTAAGGTTTTGTCTTCTTCGAAGGAATTTTCCGTTCATAAGACGATTTATGGCGGCCATAGGGCCGTCTTTCAATGTCCTATTGATGGCTGGATCACGTCTAAAACCTGCGAAGAGGAACTCCCTTATTAGGTGCGCGGGGGCTGTAAGATTCTCATCATGTTTGGTGACGATTCGACATTTAAGTCCTCGTTCTGGCGCTGACACTACTTGACCGCGACTACGGTAACCTTAGACATGGTTGCCGAATTCGTTCTAATGATCGGGACGATCAAGAACATCGACACAGTCTTCGATGTAGCCTTCTCGGGAATGACGGACTTGGAGAAACTCCTTTTCTGTTTTGTTTGCTTCTGCGAACTCACTCAACCAAGGCTAGACACATGGAAAAGTCTCGAAGTCAAGTAAGTAGTCCTACTGTCCATCTGGAATTATTAAGTTTCCAGCCTCGTCATATTCAGTAGCGCCCCTAAGTATCGGAGCAACGATCTCAAAATCAGATAGATCGTTGGGGACAGGCTGCACAACTGGCAGAGCCTTCGACATGCAGTAGAAATACAAGCCGTGTGAGAAGTCAAGTACAGTGGGAATGTTTTACCCAATGTTGTACCCCTCTGCAGAGCCTCCCTCAGAGCGTTTATGTTATAGAGATGCACCAGAGGTGGAGATGCGGCACACCGATGACCAGTCGGTGGCGCGCAGCTTCTTTTGACCCCAATTGCGGGCCCACTTTCGTGCTCTATCTATAAAACTCTCTGGGAGTTGGTCCAGTTCAGCCGTAAGATCAGCCATGTGCTTGTCGAGAGACTTTTCTTAAGTGTGGATTCCGCCCTCGGGTAAAGCCCTTCCAACCATTGAAAACTAGAGTGCATTCTCTATTTTGCACACAGCTCTCAGCTGACCTTGGAAGAAGCTTCGGAACCACCATAAGTTCTCGTTCTTTAAAAGCACTCGGCCATTCTAAGCCATTTCTCTAAGATTGGATAGTTGGCCCTTTACAAGTTTGCAAAGATGCTCCCAACCCTGATTTGCGGCAACAGTTGCCATCCATTTGGCTAGCCGAATCAGACCCCTCAATGCGTCGAGGCCATCATCATAATGGTGTCCCAATCTTCGCTATTCTTTCAGCGTCTCGCGATCGGGTCTTCTCACATGGAATGACCTGAATCCCATACTTGTAATACCGGCAATGATCGTATCCCATATATCCTCTAACTTGCTCATGGTTCCTTTACTTAGTTTCCGTTTATTCAGGAATTTTGTTGAAGGAGCAGGTAGCTTATTAAGCAGACCTTTCTTGAGCTTGCCTACGTCAGTTATTCTCTCAGCGCGACTTTTCAATTTCTAGTCCTCGTCACGAGGACGGACGTCTTTGAATACTTAGTCGGCACTATGTTGCGTAAAGCCACCGAAGATTCGGGACTTGAAGTGTTAACGTTCAAGTCTTGTAATCTCACAGGTGGCGGCCCTGGCACCATAGTGTAACGCCCACTTGTAGTGCATTTGATAGATATCAATGTACTCCTTGTTTGCTATGAAGCTCCTTAACTGGTG